TAACCTTTCAAAAAAAAGGTTGCCAAAGCAACCTTTTTTGGTTACATTGCGTTTTTTTTATCTTGAATTTCTGCGCGGCGGTTTTTAGTTAGTTTACCTAAATCACCAAGTGCTTTACGAGCACGAGTTGCTGCTGCTTTAACACCTTTTTCGTCAAAGGTTTCTGCTTCTTTCAAGTAGTTATTAAACGCTTGAACAATTTCTTCATGTAACGTCATACATTTTCTCCTGTTATAATATTGTAAATTTCTTTCCAGTTACTTACACATTTAGCCTTACCATTGTAATTCTTATTGTGTTCATGGTTTACAAGTATACCATCTAGTCCAAAATTTATCCCAGTGTCTACGTTTTCTGGTTTGTCTTCAATCCAGTAGCAACGGCTACCTTCATAAACTTTTAATACTTCATCTTTGTCTGCACCTGTGTCTAAGTATACATACTTTTCAAAGACAGTAGGTCCAAACATTTCAATAAGATTTTTTGTACGCAAGTGTTGCGCATAATAGTCATCACTCAAACTAGTAATTGCATGGAATACATAACCGTGGTCTTCGTGTAACTTTTTAACATATTTGATAGCATCACGCAATGGAGGAAGTTTTCGAATCCAAGCACTTTCGTTAAACATACGACACAACTTTGTTGCTTCGGCTTTTAAAATACCGTACTTGACATCCATCTTATAGTTACCGTGACTTACGACTTGATAACCGTGTTTATTCATCCAACGACCAAATGCATATTCCCAATCGAACAAGACGCCGTCACAATCTGTTAAAATTACTTTATTCTTCATTTTGCCTCTTTCTTTGCCTTAATATTTTTATCATACCTTATAATAGCACAAGAAAGAGTGTTTGTCAACCGTTAAAGTGTATATCCGTTGGCTGATAATACCGATTTGTATTGTGCATATTGACTTGTTCGACTACCGTTTGGTCCCCAGTGTCTTTTTGCTCCAATATCTACGTGGCAAAAACTGTTATAACAACCAATGCCTGTAAACCCTGCATTAATTGCTTTTTGAATAAAGTCTACACGACCTTGGGCACTGTTTGTTCCCCATTGTATATCAACTGCTTTACGCTGTACATGCATACTATTTCTGGCGCCGCCGATTCTTCTATTATACTCAGGAGAACGATATGCACTATTAAGTGTAATTGGACGACCTAAACTCTGTGCTAATGTTTCTAATTTTGACCATACATCTGGAAGTACTCTTGGGTCCACATGACTTTGAACAATGATCCATTCTGATGTAGGTCTATCGTTTTGGAAAGGTACTGCACCTTCATCTTGTCCTAATCCTGCTGCATCGCTTCCAGGCGCAGGTATTGCACCAGCAGTACCGTCTACTGGATTTACTCCACCTGGACTACCTGCACCTGTAGACTCTAATGCTTCATTTGTATCGGGATCTCCGCCAGCTGCAATTTCTGCTGCTCTGCCTTCGATTATAGATCTTGCTTCTGCATCCGATAATCCAACTGCATCCGGAAGTCCTAATGCTGCTGCAACATCGCCTCCAAGTGTTGGACCGCCATTTGCAAATACATTATCTGATCCAACTACTGCTGAGTCTCCGCTTGAGTCTGCATCACCTACTCTATGTACTTTAGGCATTAACTTGGTCCTCCACTAGTTTGATCTGGATTAGCTGGAGTTGGGGAAGTACTTCCGGATTGCGATTCAGCTGCAATAAGTGCTGCATCTTTGCCAACAACTTCGCCTGTTATAGGATTTATTAGATCAGCGTTTGGATTAGAAACTGGCAACGCCGTTGTTCCTTCTGCTCTAGGAGCAGGCCATCTCTTTTTTGCAATACTTGGATGCGGTACATCGTCTGGTGGTCCTGCCGGTGTTCCTGTCGACGGAACATTTTCTGCAAATTTATGATATCCTAAATATGCGCCTTGTGCATAAGGAGTAGTTTGCGGAATTGATCCTCGTAAGCCGTCATCTGGTCCGGCAGTTGCGTCTGCTTCCCAGTAATACAAGCCGCCAACTCGAATAAGTGTTTTTGTTTCTGCTGGATCTTGTCCTAGTGCTTCTAGTATTGCAGCACGTTCACCTTCTCTAGTTGTAGCACCACCAAATAAATCTTCACCAGCAGGTTGTGCTGGTGTGCCGGCGCCGCCGTTGAAACCACCTTCGCCGTTATTTGTTCGTTGTACTGCTTGACGTACTGCTTCTGCATTGTTACCTGCGGCTGTACTCATATTAACAGCAAGCAATGCTCGTTGTAAATCATTCATAACATTGTTTGTTACTACACCTTGTTCGTGGTCTTCAATTCTTCTTCTTAAAAGACGTATGTCATCTCTAATTCCTGTTAGTGCAACAATAATTCTGTTATACTCAGGACTAAGATCTATATGATGATATGGTTCGCTTGTTCCGTTTGCCATTATGCATTATCCCTCGGAGTCATTAGCTCTCTTAGATATCTAGGAGTGTTTGCTGTGTTAGTTGCAAGTCCTCTAGCAGAGCCGCCACCCCAATATCTGTTTGATAGTATTCCTGATATTGCGCCAGATTGTTGTCCAATCCATGCAATGTCAACGTGTATATTTCTATCACTCATATACCCGTTGCCTTGACCAATTGCTGTTGCACCAGCATCTCTACATGCTTCCATAAACTTAATTATTATTGGGAAGTCATCTGCATTATTACTATCTAAGCGTCTTCCGTTAAAGTCCGGAGTGTATAGTGCTACATCAGCACCGTAGCCTTTATCATGTCTATTTGATCCAGTTCTGTTTACACCGTTTACGCCACCTTCTGATGCCGGTACTTGTCCGCCACTTGTAATTAGTGCATCAACACCAGCTGCTTTTGCTGCTGTATCTATAATGTCCATAAGAGCTTGTTGTATTGGCAACGATCGTTTAGTACCTTGATTGCCGTAACGAACATTTCCGGTTGCTTCTCCAGCTGCTGGTACAATATCAGCATAAGGCGCATCATTAACGGCTACAACTTCTCCGTCTGCTGTTGTAACTGTTGCTGCTCCTCCGTAACCAGGTGTTTGCGATGATCCAGCAGCACTTCCTCCAACAAAGCCGCCTGGACTACTAGTTGAGTTTCTTACTCCTGCATAGTTTGCAGGACTTGTATTACTAAAGTCTGTTGGGTTAGCTATTTCAGCATTAATTTGATCCAGTAGTCCAGATCTCGCCAAACTGTCTGCCATTTGTGCCGCGGCAGCAATATTTGCAGGGTTAGGAGCAACTGTATCTGCTTGTCTTACATAACAGCCTTTAGACTCGTCATCAAATCTATCTGTAATAACTCTTATATCAGACTGTATGTCTTCAAACAAACTTGCAATTTCTTGTAGCTGAGCTTGATGGGAAAGATCATAGTCAATATGTCTATGGTCAGGTGGACCAGAACCAGGATGCGTATCTACATCGGTGTGATCAACTGTAGTCTTACCAGTTCCTTCTTCACCAGATTTTTCCCATATCTTAGCATGTGCTACCATTTAAAATCCTTAAACTGCTATTCCTGTTGTGCTTTGTACGTATTGACTTGCCATTTCTTTATCAGTCTTAGCAATCATTACTACTGTATTTTTATTTATTTGCACATCGGCATCCGGATTTACAGTAAAGGCAAAAGGTCCTAAGCCTACGCCTTGACCAGAAGCCATAATAGCTCTTGGTTTGTGTAGTTTTAAAATTTTATCGTTCTCTTCTTCTAAGCGAGCAACAATTTCTTCTCCACTTGTGGTTTTGATAGTAATAGTGTCGCCGTTTTTGTATGGTAGATCAATTAACATTATAGTGTATGTCCTGTTCCAGTGTAGCCTGTATCTTCTAAATATGATGTAAACTGCTCAAAGCCGCCTACTTTGTTTCCGTTAACAACAATCTGTGGCACTGTTCTTGCGCCAGGGAATGTTTCTAACAGTTCTTCTTTTGAATAATCTGTGCCTAGTGTTTTGTACTCATAATCAAACCCACGCTGTTCGCATAGTGCTTTTGCTCTGTCACAAAACGGACACATTGGTTTTCCGTAAATTAATATCATGTGTGTGTCTCCTGTAAATAAATTTTATAAAGAAAATCCTTTTAGTGAATCTTTATCAACATCCTGTTTGATGCCGCCGATAATGTAAGATTCAACTTCTGTTTCTTGTGGCGCAACCTGCAATCCTGAACTACTTAACCAGTGTTGTGTCCACGGTAGCGGGTTAGTATTAACTGGTTGATCAAATATTGCATTAAGGCCTAGTGCTTTTAGTCGACGGTTAGCAATATATTCTACATACTGATGTAACAGAGTGGCATTAAGCCCAATCATACTTCCGTCTTTGAACAAATACTCTGCCCAATCCTTTTCTTCTTCAACACAACTGCGCCATAGTTCATAAACTTCTTCTTCACACTCTTTGGCAATAGATACCATTTCTGGATCGTCTTTACCTTGAGCCCAAAGTTTTAGAACGTGTGTACTTAGTGCTAGGTGTTGTGCTTCGTCACGAGCAATTAATGAAATAATCTTTGCAGAACCTTCCATTAGTTTTAGCTCACCAAAGCCAAAAGTACAAGCAAATGATACATAGAAGCGCAAGCCTTCTAAAATGTTTACCGTGTGCATTGCTAGATATAATTTCTTTTTAACTTCGCGTAAACTTCCTTCTTTACGATGGAAGTAAGCATCTGCTGCTGCATTAAACTCATCATAGTATTTTGTAACACTTTGAGCACGAGCAAGAATTTTGTCGTCATCTAAAATAGTATCAAATACTTCACTTGGATCCGGGTACACATTTTTCATAATATGTGTATACGAACGTGAATGGATTGTTTCGAAAAAGTCCCAAGTAACAATACAACCTTCTAGTTCAGGTATCGATACGTGCGGTAAAAAACTTAGGCACGGACCACGTCCTTGTACGCTATCTAGTAGTGTTTGATACTTTAGATTAGCAGTAAAGATGTGCTTCTGCTCTGGGCGGAAGTTTTGATAATCTGCTCTGTCTTTTTGTAACGATACTTCCTCTGGGCGCCAAAAGTAGCCCAGCATAGTTTGATTTAGTTTATCAAAGACAGGAAACTTAAAAGTATCATATCTTTGAGTGTTTTGCTCTGCACCAAAGAACATGTTTTCTTTAGTGAAGTCTACTTTATCTTTATTAAATACTGTCTTTGACATTTTAACCTCTTTTTATTATCTTACTATACAGCCATTTTGCATAGCTGTCAAGTATTATATCGCACAAGCCTCGCAAAGCTCATCTTCTGTACTATTAGTTGGAATACCTGTGTCTATTGGTTGTTGCACTACAACTTCTTCCTCTAGACTCGAAGGATCTTCTTTATAATCATATGTATTTTGATAGTAGCTAGTTTTCCAACCATACTTGTAAGTATTCAACAAGTCTTGTAACATTACACTCATTGGAACTTCGTTATCTGGGTAATGTGTTGGATTGTAACTCCAGTTACCTGAAATAGCCTGATCAAAGAACTTTTGCATTACTGCTACAATTTTAATGTAACCTTCGTTGTTTGGCATATCCCAAAGTAGTGTGTAATGATTTTTTAGACTTTGATATTGTGGAACGATTTGCTTTAGAGGTCCTTTCTTTGATTTCTTAACACTTAGGTAACCACGTGGTGGTTCAATGCCGTTTGTAGCATTTGACACAACAGAACTAGATTCACTTGGCATTTGAGCAGATAGAGTGCTATGACGCAGTCCATACTCTTTAATGTCTGCACGTAGAGCTTCCCAATCATAATTTAAAGTGTTTTCTACAATAGTGTCAACATCTTTCTTATAGGTATCAATTGGTAAAATACCATCGCTATACTTTGTACGATTAAAGTATTCACATGCACCACGTTCTTTAGCAAGTGTGTTAGATGCTTTTAACAAGTAGTATTGGAACGCTTCTGTTAAGTCGTGTACTAGTTTCCACGCTTGTGGTTCTGAGTACTGTGCTTTCTGTTTTGCTAAGAAGTGTGCAAGGCCAATGTAGCCTACACCTAGCGAACGTCTTGCTTTGGTAGACTTTTCGGCTGCTACAATTGGATAACGCTGATAGTCAATAATTTCTTCTAATGCACGAACAGCAAGATCACAAAGTTCTTCTAAATCGTCTAATTGTTTAATAACGCCTACGTTAATAGCACTTAGAATGCATAGAGCAATTTCGCCTTCAGGATCGTCAATGTGTTTGAGCGGCTTAGTTGGCAGTGTAATTTCTTGACACAAATTACTCATGTATACTGTATCTTTAAACGAGCTGTGTGTATTAGCATGATCAACGTTCATGATATAGATACGTCCTGTTTCAGCACGTTCTTTAATTAAATCTGAAAATAGTTCCATTGCAGAAATAGTTTTCTTTTTAATGCTTGTAGCACGTTCATACTTTTCATACAACTCTTTAAACTTGTCTTGATCTGAATAGAACGCTTCGTACAAGCCTGGAACATCATGTGGCGAGAAAAGAGTAATATCTCCATCGGATAACAAGCGTTCATACATCAGTTTGTTCAACTGAATTGAGTAGTCTAGTTTACGCACACGATTGTCTTCTGTGCCTTTGTTGTTCTTTAGCACAAGGATGTCTTCAATCTCTTGATGCCAGAACGGAAAGTGTGTGGTGGCAGAGCCGCCGCGTACACCATTCTGAGTACAACATCTTACTGTTGACTCGAACTTCTTAAGGAACGGAATGATGCCTGTGTGTGCGACTTCTCCGCCTCTGATCTTAGAGTTTACTCCACGGATGCGTCCTGCGTTGATTCCAATTCCTGCTCTTTGAGCAGTATAGCGTCCAATAGCCATGTCACTAGCAAAAATGGAATCAAGAGTATCGTCACTGTCAACAAGGACACAACTAGCAAACTGGCGAATAGGAGTACGAACACCTGCCATAACGGGTGTTGGTATGTTGATCTTAAAAAGACTGGTCGCATCATAGTATCTCCTTACGTAATGCATACGTGTTTCTTTAGGATAGTTACCAAACAGAGTAGCAGCAATCATCATATACATGTACTGTGGAGTTTCAAAAATTTCACCACTCGAACGATCTTGTACAAGGTACTTGTCAACTACTTGACGCATGCCGGCATAGGTAAAGTTTTCATCTCTTTTATGATGTATATAACTATCGAGGCGCGAAATCTCTTCTTCAGTGTAAAGATCTAAAATTGCTGGATCGTATACTTTGCGCTCAATATTCTTTTTAATAATATCAATAAAAGGTTCTGCTTCAAATCTTCCAAATACCTCTTTGTAAAGATTGTATGTTAATAGACGAGCAGCCGCATACTGATAGTTTGCAGCATCTAATGAAATTAGATCGTTTGCACTACGAACAAGAACTTCCTGAATTTCTGATGTGCTCATGCCATCATAAAATTGTAAATTAGCATTCATTTCAATTTGGCTTGCACTAACACCGGCTAAACCTTCACAAGCATGCATTACTACTTTATGAATTTTATCGATGTTTAGGTGTTCTTTCGTTCCGTCACGCTTGACGATCATAGTTCCATTTGACATGTTCTTTCCTCTTTAATAATTGTTCTGGTATTTATTGGAGTGGTGGCATCTTATATTCGATTTCAGAGTAGACAGTTTTAGGTAGCTTGTCTTTATGAACATAAGATTCTCCTGCGAAACCAACAACGAAATCGTCTACGTATAATAGATAATATGTAGCTGAATTTTCATTGTCTCGTGTAATATGTATCTCGAAATTTGACTGGGATAAGCAGTCAGTTAACTGTAACGTGTAGCAAATTGCAAGGGTTTTTATAAAGTTACAATAATTATTTTCTTCTAATAATTCCCAAGGATCGGGCCATGTACTCTGTGTATATGGATCAGCCGCTAAGTTGCATAACGGTGCCTTATTATAGAAATTTATTGTATCTTGAATTGGATCATTAGAGGTTTCTAGAGTCTCTCTAAATGCTCGCCAGATGGATAAACGTTGCTCAAATTCTTTTTTATCAAACATTAATTATTGCATTTGTTGTTATGATTTTGTTTTAACTTTGTAACGGAATGTTGCACTATCGCCAGGAGTATTGTTTAATACGTTTATAGAAATAGTTGCAGTACCGTCGTCTACATAATATTCTGCATTAAATTGTAGATCTTGCGCATACCCTTCGTCGCCTGTAAAATCATAATCGTCTGACAGGTTAAAAGTATCGTTTACAGGATCTAATACAATTGATATTGTACCTGATCTATATGCATTAACTACATCGCTTACATAAATGTAATCAATTTCGTATCCTCTTACAGTTTCTGCTGGTAGTTTAAATAATTTTGAATATTCGCCTGACTGCGTAATGTTTAGTTCGTGCGTATAATCATATTCTGTTATAGTCTTTCCTTTTACTTCAGGAACGTATGTAACTTGTGGCCATTCAATAAAGTCGCCAAACCCAAGAACTTCTGATCTTTCAAACCAGTCGCCTTTACTTTGATTTCTTATACTTCCAAATTCAATTACAGGGTGTTGAACATTTACATCTGTGCCGCTTTCGTTACCTACACTATAAAATTTATTATTAATACTCATGTTGTCTTGACCATTAATAATTTTTATAGCACTTGTATAAACTTCATTAAATTTTGACTCTACAATCTTGTTATTGATTGGTCCAGTTAACATTCCACTTGTACCTAAGTTAGTGTCTATACCAAATGCAAATCCTTGCCATACTGTGTCAATTATACAGTTATTCCAGCTGTTGTCTTTTATATCATTATCTGATTTAACTGCTGTTGTAAAATTAGTAATCTTTACATTATTAAAAATGTTGTTTGATGTATTAACTGCTGTACTTAATGCTGTCATAGTTATACCATTGTTAGAACCGTCAATTACATCGCCAAAGCTGTAAGATCCAACAAGGGTCAAGTTTTCAAAATGACTATCTTTACAATTGTTAAGAACTAGTGCTGTATTTCCCGACGAACGAACTGTAAAATCTTTTAAAGATATTTCTCTTGCTTGGTTAAGTGTTGTGCTAGTTGCATCAATTGCATAGTTACCAGGAACACTTGTTTCATTAACAGTTTTAAAAGCAGCAAAATTACCTGCTAAGAATATTGTCTTTTCACTTCCTGCGCCTCTAATAGTTACAAAAGGAGGCAAATGGATAGTATCTGTTAACAAATACTCGCCAGGTTCAAAAATTAATTCAACTCTTGCTTGGGGTTGTCCTTTATTTGCTGCATTTAAATATAATTCATCAATTGCACGTTGTATAATGCCTGTATGATTTGTGCCGTCGCCTGTTCCGCCAAATGCTCGAATACTTACACGATCGTCTAGTCTATCTTGTAAAGTTCTTAATACAGGATTGTTAGGAGAATCACCTGTTTGAATGTTTAAATTTTTCTTATAGACATATGTGTTTGCAAATTCAAACAAGTTATCATGTTCGCTTAATAACTTAGTATTGCCAACATAAGGTGCGCCTTCACTTACTGCACCGTTACCAATGTATAATTCTTGTGTATCAACAGCCCAGCCAAACTCGCCACTTGCTAGTTGTGGTAATCCTGAACCTTGATTTTTTTGTCCTCTACGAACCTGTATTCTAGAAATTTGAACTACGGCCACGTGTTTCTCCTAAACTTATTATTAGTATTTAGCCGTGTTTCTCGTAATACTGATATACTCGTTCGTACCATTCGTGTCGCCATTCATCATACTCGTCTGGCCATAAGTCAAACTGTTGATACAGTTCTCCGCCTATTTCCATACCGTCATCGCCGCGAGTACACATAAACACATGGCCTTCACGTATGTTAGTACCATGTACTTCATTGTGTGCTTCTGCATAGGCTACCATTTGCAAATAATAGTCTACAATCCATTCTGGCTTCTTAGGCTTGTTAGACTGCTTAAAGTCCATAATACACGGATTGCCTTTATATACACCTACTAAGTCTGTAGTACCAGCATAAAGATTAGGAATGTAAAGAGGAACTTCGCTGCCCCATATTTCATCTACATGCACCATAGCATTGTCACGTATCTGTGTTGCCATATGATGTGCTTTTTTAGCAAAAGGATTGCTGCCTGGTTCTGGCCATTCGCCAAACTCAATGTAGTCTTCTAGGTACTTGTGCATGCGTGTGCCTACACCAGCAGCTTCAGTTACAATCTCTTGTGCTCGTTTCTCGCCTACACGTTTTTTCCATGCAATAAGATGTGATTTGTCTTTAGTAGCGTCTAGGATAGTTGTTACACTAGGTACAGGCTTGCCGCCTGGTGCTGCGTAACGGCGCTTTCCGTTTTCTTCTACACGTTTTAGTTTTTCGTATGTAAACTTATTTTTAATTAAACTCATGCTATTATAATAGCATCATAAGTCTTTTAAGTCAACCGCATTTTTAGCCATTTTTCCAACAATATCACCTGGGCGGCCTGGGTTACCTTTGATCTTTTTTACATCATCAACTTCACTGGCTTTGAATTCAATTTTGTCTTGATCAAAGTTAGTAACAAGTTTTTGGAGTCTTGGGTCAGTATCATAAGCCGCTTTGAATGTTTCGTAATCAAAGTTGCCGCGCCCTTGATTTTGCATAAACTTATCAAGTTTATTAATAGATAAAGCGGCCACTCCGGCCGCTTCTTGTTGTCTTAATACACGATAAATGAAGTCGCTGTCTACACCTTCATTTACTTTTTTTTTGAACGTTCAATGCTTTCGCGCTTTTCGCGACCAGTTTCTTCTTCGCCGCCTGCTGCTGCATCACTTGCTTCGAAATCGTCCTCTTCTGCTGAATCCATATCGTCATCATCAGTAGGTTCCATGTCCATGTCCATATCCATGTCATCGTCACCCATAGTATCCATTGGTTCAGCTTCGCCAGTTAACATACCAACACCTTGTGTTAGTGTATCGCGTGTGCTTTCCATTGCAGAGTACATTGCTTCTAGTGCAGGTTTTACAGTGTTAGTAAACGCCTCTGATTGCTCGCTACCCATTTCGTCACGAATAGCATCTGCTAGTTCTAGCATTGATTCAGTTTGCATTTCAGCAGTGTCTTCCATCCAACCAGTAACACGGTCAACCATGTCTTTTGCCGCCATTACAAGTTCTGCTTTATCTTCTTCGCCTTCATTTAAGTTTTCAATTGCTTCGTCAATTGCTACCGAAACACTGTCGCGCTCGTCTAGTGCAGCATTTAAAACGTCTAGGAAGAGTTTGTTCTTTGAATAACTTTTAGACTGAACGGCGTCAAAACTTTCAGTAGTTTCTGTTTGACTTAATGCGGTACGCAACTTATTGCGAACGTCCATAATTTGTTCTGTGGTGAATTGATCAAGATCAATTTTAGTGCCAAAGCGTTTTGCTAGGCTCTCGTTTAATGATTTTGATGTTACTGGTTTACTAAATTCTCTAATGTTCATTATCTCTTCCCAAATGAATGCTTTATTATGTTATTTATCTTTAGTTAAAAATAAAACGGTCTAAAATTCGTCTTACTCTTTCCGATTCGTCTATAGCAATACTTAGTCTTATTTCTCTTATTTCTTTTGTAACTGGATCTGTTGTTCTAAGTATTGAGTTTTTAAAAAACATTGCATCATTATAATGCTTTGATAGCAAAATGTCAAGATCAGTTACTGTATTTCTAATGTCTTTACCTTGTGCATAGTTCTTTGCTATAGCAATAGCAGTTGTTTTAAATCGTGTTCTTGCTATTTGAATATTTTCTTTTAGATCATAAACAAGATAACCTTTTGGACTTTTACGAACTATCATATTTTTAATTCTAATGCTTTTTCCTTTGACATAAGGAATTGGCAGATCTTCTAGACCTTTGTTTACAATTTCTTCTAATTCTTTAACTATGTGTTCAGGATAAATCATTTGGCATCACCATAACAGTACCGTTGCATAGAACTTTACTTACCACGCTCTTGCGTATTAAATTAGTAAGAATGACTTGTTCTCTTTCCGGAAATGAATTCATTGGCAATGGCTTGTTAAAAGTCTCTAATAGTGACTTTTCTTCATTTGTAAGATATATGTCGAAACTTTTTATAAGTTCGTTTATTTTCATCTTAGTCCTGCCAGTTGCGATTGTAATTGTTTTAACTGTTGCTGTGTTGCTCTAATTTGATCTTGTATTGATTTGCGTTGAGCTGCTTTTTGTTTTTGTGCAGCAGCATTTTGTGCTCCTGCTTCTTGTCCATTGCCTGGTGTCTTTTGTCCAGGTCCTGTTGTTGTTTGTGCAGGCTCGCCCATAGCCTGTTGTTGTGTATTTGCCGCATTAGTCTTTGCTATCGGAGTATCGTTTTCAATTCCACCTGGTGTTACTTCCATTATTTTCATTATCTTGCTCCACGACGCTTATGCGGTTTAATTCTTCTTCTACCTGTATTAATTCTTCTTAACTTTTTTGTAGTAGGACTTGTTCTAAATGTTCTACTACGTTTAATATCTGTAGTTTTGCCTTTTGATCTACGTGTCTTTTTAAGTGCATTACTTGCACTCATTTTTTTAGGTGCATTACATG